TACCCGGCCCCCGCTCCCCGACCCGATCCGGCCCCCACCACGGGGGCCGGGTAGGGCGGTAGGAACCGCAGGTCAGCGCGCGTTCCTACCCGTCGCCTACCTACCGCCTACCACCCCGAAAGGCCCCTGCGATGCCCCACGTCTACCGCTGCCGGCAGTGCCGCGCGGCCAGCCCGCCGACGACCCGAAAGGCCGCCGAGGAGTACCGCCAGGCGCACCGCGACGTCGAGCACGGCGGCCTCGTCCCGGCCGGTGAGGAGATCGTCCGGGTGCCCGGCAGCACCCGCGACTCGGACAGCCGGTACGTGAGCACCGGCGCACTGCTCGGCGGCCTGGCCCTGCTGGCGCTCGCGTCGGCCGTCGCCCGGGCCCTCGGCCGCTGACCCACCACCAGACCCCGGGGCGGGCCGCTCCCAACCGCCAAGAAGAGCGCGGCCCGCCCCGGTCCCCATCCCAATCACGAGACGGAGACGCCATCATGGCACTCGGATTCGGTAAGCCGATCAAGAAGGACGACCCTCGCCTGAAAGGGCACGAGACGGACTACCAGGGCAGCCGCGGCGGCTGGCTGAAGCCGGAGAAGAAGCCCGTCCCCGGCACACCGAAGAAGCCCCGCAAGAGCTGACCGCCTGCCACACTGGCAGCTACACGCCGGGTAGCGCCCGGCAACCCGAGGCCCCACCGCGCACCCCTGTCGCAGTGGGGCCTCGATGCATCATGGGGAGCATGGACAGTCTGTACGCCCCGCCCGGCCACCTCACCACCGCCCAGGTCGCCCAGGTCCTCGGCACCAGCCCGGGGGCCGTCCGCAACCTCGTCTACCGCGGCCGCCTCACCCGCTCCGGCGGCACCGAACGGCGCCCCTGGTTCGCCGCCCGAGACGTCGCCGCCCTTGACCTCGACCGCCGTACCCGCCAGTCCGCTTGACCGCAGGTCAGACACTGTGTGACGATCGCCGTGCACCCTTGTGCCCACAAACACCCCGAAGCCCCGCCCCCGCGCGGGGCTTCGGCACGTCACGAACCCGTCACCACAGACGCGTCGGGCCCGGGCACCCGGCATGCTTCCCCCACAGCACCAGCCACCCCTGGGGGGACCATGCGCACCCGCACCACCACCGCCGGCATCCTCGCCGTGCTCGCCCTCACACTCACCGCGTGCAGCAGCAGCGACAGCAACACGACGCCGGCCAAGCCAAGCACCAGCCCCACAACGGCCACGGCCTACACCTACGCGGACTGCGTCGACCTCCTTGAGTACGACTTCCAGGAGGGACAACCGCAGGACGCATCCGGTGACCCGGAGTGCTCGCACCTCACCCGCGACCGCTACAAGGACGCCGTCGCGGAAGTCCTCACCGCGCACAAGGACGAGATCCTCGACAGCGTCCGGTAGACCGGGAGGTGGCACCCGTGGCCGGTAACCCCCGCAACGGGCGCCCCTACCGCCGTCTCGTCGACTGGCTCCGCGCCCAGCACCTGCCGTGCTGGCTGTGCGGCCACGAGATCGGCTACGGCCTCGACGCCCGACACCCGCTGTCCTTCACCCTCGACCACCTCGTCCCGCTCTCCCGCGGCGGCGACCTCCTTGACCGGGCGAACGCACGGCCCGCGCACCGGCGGTGCAACAGCCGACGAGGGGCGCGCGTGACCGAAATCACCAAGCCACAGCCCCGCGCCTCCAGGCGCTGGTAACCATCAGCATCCGTCGCTGATCACGACGGACAGAACGGCCCGACACCGCTCCCGTGGTGCCGGGCCGTTCGCATTCCACGGGAGACCTCATGAAGGACAAGTACGCCCTCGCCCACGCCCGCATCGCCGCCGGCACCTGGACAGTCGACCCCAACCGCGGACAAGTGATCGGGGAGCGCGGGGCACCGATCGGCTACGTCATGTCGACCGGCTACCTGCACATCGCCATCGCAGAGGGCCACCGTGTGCGCCGCGTGTACGCGCACCGCGTCATCTGGGAGCACGTCCACGGCGCCATCCCCGATGGGATGCAGATCAACCACATCAACGGCAGGAAGGCCGACAACCGCATCGGGAACCTGGAGTTGGTCACGCCCGCTGGCAACGTTCAGCACGCCTACGACACGGGTCTCATCACGCCGGTGTGCGGCTCACGCAACGGGAACGCCAAGCTCACCACTGATCAGGTCCTACAGATCCGGCAGCGCCAACGGGCAGGCGAGCAGCAGCAGTCACTCGCGGTGGAGTACGGCGTAAGCAAAGCCCAGGTGTGCAGGATCGTGAGCGGCAAGCGCCGCGCGGTGGCGTGACGCAGCATGCTGTACGTCGTGACCGGCCCGCCGGCCGCAGGCAAGAGCTCCTGGATCGACGCGCACGCCAAGCCCAGCGACATCGTCATCGACCTGGACCGCCTCACCCTCGCCCTCACTGGGCCAGGCGCCCCCAACTGGAACCAGCACCCGCTGCACATCCGCGTTGCCCACCGCGCACGCTACGCAGCCATCGACGAGGCACTGCAGCTCCTCGACCAGCTGGACGTCTACCTGATCCACACCATGCCCGGAGCCAAGGCACTGGCTAAGTACAAGCGGCACAAGGCGCGCATTGTGGTGGTCGACCCGGGCGAAGCGGTTGTGATGCAGCGCATCGAGGCCATGCGATCCCCTGCCATGGAGAGGGTGGCCACCCGCTGGTACCGGGCCCGGGCAGGTCGGCCCCGAGAGGCGATGCCGCAGGCGTCGCGGTCCTGGTAACACGGCGTAGCTCAGCGTCGCGAGCGCGAAACGATCAACGAACGCGAACGCGATTCGAGCGAGCCGATCATGATCGGCAGGGGGAGAGTGAGTCAAAAGTTCAGAAGGGTACCGGGCGACCCAAAAGCCCTTGTCGCCCGATTTTTTGCGCGGCGATTTTGAAAGGCCTATTCGCGCAAACTCGACTCGACTGTTTTAGCGGCGTCACTCTCTGTGATGTGACGCTCGGTCACCTCGCTATTTCCGCGAACCAGGTTCGAGTGAATTAGTGGAGGTGTTCATGAGCGTCGTCGACAAGATCACAGACGAGCTTGAGGACCTGCACGCCGACGAGACGTCGCCCGGCATGGCGGCCGTCGCCCTCGACCTTGCGAAGGCCATCAACGGCACGGACGCCCCCACCGCCAAGGCGGTTGCTGCCCGTGAGCTGCGCTCCATCATGGCCGACCTGCGCAGGCTGGCCCCCGTCGAGTCGAAGGGGGACACGGTCGATGACATTGCTGAGCAGCGAAAGAAGCGTCGCGCAGAAGCCCGCCTGCGAGCCTCTGGTGACTGACGGGCGCGTGTACGGCTGGCAGGTCCCGCCGATCCAGACCGCGCCGCCGGCGGTAACGAGTGCGGGCCAGGAGGCCATCGACCTCGCCGCCCGGGCCGGGCTGACGCTGGACCCGTGGCAGCAGCACATCCTGCGCGTCGGCATGGGCGAGAAACCCGACGGGAGTTGGGCCTCCTTCGAGGTCGCCGTGAACGTCCCTCGCCAGAACGGCAAGGGCAGCGTGATCGAAGCCCGCGAGTTGTGGGGCCTGTTCATTGGCGACGAGGAGTTGATCCTTCACAGCGCGCACGAGTTCAAGACGGCGAAGAACGCTTTCCGTCGGATCGAGCGCCTCATTCGCGGCACCCCTGACCTGCACAGACGTGTCAAGCGGTACTGGCAGACCACGGGCGAGGAGAGCATTGAGCTGCACTCGGGGCAGATGCTGCGCTTCATTGCCCGCTCGAAAGGCTCCGGGCGCGGGTTCACCGGGCACTGCAACATCATGGACGAGGACATGATCCTCGGTGACAACGAGATGGACGCGCTGCTGCCGACGATGGCGGCCGTCGAGGACCCGCAGATCTGGTACCTGGGCAGCGCCGGGATCGGCGCCCCGTCGATGCAGCTGGGGCGTCTGCGGCGGCGCGCGCTGGCCGCGCTGGAGTCTGGGACGCCGGATGCGTCGCTCGCCTACTTCGAGTGGTCGGTGGACCCGCACGTCGACGAGTGCCCGGCGGACTGCACGGCGCACGACGACGCGGCCTCGGACGAGGCGGTGCTGAAGGCGAACCCGGCGATCGGCTACCGGCTGACACTGGAGAAGGTCGCCAATGAGCGGTCGACCCTGAGCAAGGACGGGTACGCGCGTGAGCGGCTCGGTGTGGGCGACTACCCGACCGACGGGGCGGACACCTGGCAGGTCATCGGTGAGGACGTCTGGCGGGCTCTGGCGGCTGCCGAGTCCATGCCGTCCGACCCGGTGGCGTTCGCCATCGACATGACTCCGGAGCGGTCGCATGCGGCGATCGCGGTTGCTGGGGAGTGGCGGGGCGGCACGCACGTCGAGGTGGTTGACCATCGGCCGGGTACGGGCTGGATCCTGGACCGGGCGGCGGACCTGCACGAGAAGTGGACGCCGCGGTGCTGGGTCGTCGATGCGGGCGGGCCGGCCGGTTCGCTCATCGCCGACCTGGCCGAGCGGCTCGGCGTGGAAGTCGTCTCACCGAAGGCGCGTGAGGTGGCTGCGGCGTGCGGTCAGTTCTACGACGCGGTCACTGAGCAGACCCTGTCTCACCTGGACCAGGCGCCGCTGGCGACCGCGCTGGCGGGCGCGCAGAAACGTCCGCTGGGCGACGCGTGGGCGTGGGCCCGCCGGATCGTGTCCGTGGACATCAGTCCGCTGGTGGCGGCGACGCTCGCCAAGTGGGGGCTCGCCGTCGAGGTTGAAGACGAAGGGGCACCGAACCTGTGGTGAGACACGCTGCGCTGTACCTGCTGGAAGTCGTGTTCGTGCTCACCGTCCTCGCTGGCGTCGCCCTGGTGTACGTGCCCGCAGCGCTCATCCTCGGCGGCCTGGCGGGCGTCGTGGCCGTCGAGCGGGCCCTGTCCCAGCCACCGCCGACACCCCGTAAGGAGGTCCGGCCGTGAGCCTGTTTGGACTGTTCGAGCGTCGAGCCTCGCTGGAGAACCCGGCGGTTCCGCTCACCTCCTCCAACCTGGTCAGCCTGTTGGGCGGTACGGCGGGCGAGTCCGGGGTGCAGGTCACCGAGACCAGCGGGATGCGCATGCCGGCGGTGTGGCGGGCCGTCGCGGTCATCGCGAACGTGGCGGCCGCGCTGCCGCTGCACACCTACGCCGCGGGCACCCGGGACCGCGCCACCGTGGCGCTGCTGGAGGACCCGCACCCGGAGCTGACGCGGTTCGAGCTGTGGCGGCTGGTGTACGTGCACCGGCTGCTGTGGGGCAACGCCTACCTGCAGAAGGTCCGCAACGGCGGCGGGCAGATCATGCAGCTGTGGCCGATCCGCCCGGACCGGGTGAAGGTCGACCGCGAGGCACCGACCGAGGGCAACCCGGGCGGCAAGGTGTTCTGGATCCAGGACGACCACGGGGTCCGGCAGCGCCGGACGTCCCGGGAGATCCTGCACCTGCCCGCCCTCGGCTACGACGGCGTGACCGGCTGCTCGCCGGTCCGCGCGGCGGCCGAGGGTATCGGGCTGGGCCTGGCGGCGGAGAAGGCGGCGGCGAAGCTGTACGGCTCGGGCAACATGATCTCGGGTGTGCTGCAGACCGAGCAGCGGCTGAACGCCGAGCAGGCCGCGCAGCTGAAGGCGAACTGGAAGGCGAAGCTGGGCGGGGCGCAGGCCGCGCACGACATCGCCGTCCTGGACTCCGGGGCCAGCTTCCAGCCGGTGACGATGCCGTACAAGGACAGCCAGTTCCTGGAGTCCCGGCAGTTCCAGGTCACCGAGGTCAGCAGGATGTTCGGTGTGCCCCCGTTCCTGCTGATGTCCACGGAGAAGTCCACCTCTTGGGGCACGGGCCTGGAGCAGCAGGCGCAAGGGTTCGTCACCTGGGACCTGGCACCGACGTGGCTGACACCGACCGAGCAGCGCGTCACCAAGGAACTGCTGGGCTCCGGGCAGTACGCCAAATACCAGGTCAACGGGCTGCTGCGCGGCGACTCGTCGGCGCGGGCCACGTTCTACCGGGCGCTGCGGGACACCGGCGCGTTCTCCGCGGACGACATCCGCGAGCTGGAGGACCTCAAACCGATCGGCGGGCCCGAGGGCGACATGCGGCTGCAGCCCACCTACATGGCGCCGCTGGGCAGCGACCCGCTCGCCGGCCAGTCCGCACCGGCGGAGACCGAACCCGACGACCGGGCGGCGCGTGCCGCCCGGCACCTGGCCGCTGCACACCGACTACTCACCCCCGAGCCAGTCCGCGAGGAAGGCCCCGAAGATGACCAGCAGGAATGAGGAGCGCCGCGACCTCGCCCTGGCTACGGCCGGGGTGCAGCTGCGCGCGGCCGGCGACGACCAGGGCGTGCGCGGATTCGACGGCCACGCCGCCGTCTTCAACCAGCGCACCGCGATCGGCAACCCGCTGACCTGGGGGTTCTACGAGGAGATCGCTCCGGGCGCCTTCACCAAGACGCTGTCCGAGGGCGACGCCCGGTTCCTCGTCGACCACGACACCCGCCTGGTCGTCTCGCGGGTGTCGGCCGGCAGTCTGCGCCTCGCGCAGGACGCCGCCGGTCTGGCGGTCGACGCGGACCTCGACACGCGGCTGTCCTACGTCGGCGACCTCGTCGTGAACCTGGAGAACAAGAACATCACCGGAATGTCGTTCGGGTTCCGCACGGTCAAGGACGACTGGGAGATCGTGAGCGTCTCCACGTCCGAGGGCGACATGGACGCCGAGCTGCGCATCATCCGCGAGGTGCAGCTGTTCGAGGTGTCCGCCGTGACGTTCCCCGCCTACGAGGGCACCGACGCCGCGCTCCGCTCGGTCGGCGTGGCGCTCGCCGCGCGCGGCGACGACGAGGCGTTCGACCGCCGGGCCGCCCTGCGCCCGGAGCTTCTCGACTTCCGCCGCGAGCCGGCCGCCACGGCGGCCACTCGGGGCAGCGACGCAACCCAGCCGGGAGAGACCACTGGGGGCCGTCAGGCGAGGCAGATGGAGCTGCTCGCCGCCCGCTACCGCCTGGCGCGGTAGCCGCACCCACATCCACCCTTCGCCCCCGCCGGACACCGGCCCGGGGCTTCTCGTGCTGGAGGCACAATGCCCACCCTGCAGGATCTGCTCGACAAGCGAGCGAGCGCCTGGGACGCCGCTCAGAAGTTCCAGGACCGTGCCGCGTCCGACGACAAGCTGTCCGCCGAGGACCGTGCCGCGTGGGACGCCGCGCTCGCCGACGTGGAGCGGCTGTCCGTCGACATCGAGCGCGAGGAGCGGCACCAGCGCCTCGCGAACGTCGACTACTCCCAGGTCATCGACGCGACCCGGGACGCCGACGAGGAGCGGCACGGCGGCCCGGACAAGGCGGAGGCCTACGCCAACGCGTGGCGCTCCTGGGTGCGCGAGGGCACCACCGAGCTGTCCAGCGAGGAGCGTTCCGCGCTGCGCACCGGCTGGGTCGACGGCAAGGAACTGCGCGCTCAGGGCGTGGCCACCGGCGCGGCCGGCGGCTACATGGTCCCGGCGCCGTTCCGGGCCAAGCTCGTCGAGACGATGGAGTTCTACAGCTCCATGCGGGACGTCGCCGAGGTCATCACCACGGAGACCGGCGCGACGCTGCCGTGGCCGACGAACGACGACACCGCGAACGTCGGCGCGATCCTCGCCGAGAACACGCAGGTCACCGAGCAGGACGTGACGCTGGGGACGAACGACATCGGTGCGTACATGTACACGTCGAAGCTCGTCCGGGTGTCGCTGCAGCTGCTCAACGACAACGCGTTCGACCTGGAGTCCTGGCTGGCCGGCGTCCTCGGCCGTCGTATCGGCCGGGCGCAGAACATCCACTTCACCACCGGTACGGGTACCGCCCAGCCGGAGGGCGTGCAGACCAACGCCGTCGTCGGGAAGACCGGCGCGAGCGGGCAGACCACCACGGTCACCTACGACGACCTGATCGACCTGATCCACTCGGTGGACCCGGCCTACCGCAACAGCGGGCGGGCCCGGTTCATGTTCAGCGACGCCACCCTGTCCGCCGCGCGGAAACTCAAGGACTCCCAGGGGCGTCCGCTGTGGGAGCCGTCCATTCAGGTCGGTGCCCCGGACGGGCTCCTCGGCTATGGCTACACCATCAACCAGGACATGCCGGCCATGGCGGCCAGCGCCAAGTCCATCCTGTTCGGCGACTTCTACGCCGGCTACCTCATCCGCGACGTGCAGGACGTGCAGCTGCTGCGCCTGGCCGAGCGGTACGCGGACTACCTCCAGGTCGGATTCCTCGCGTTCGCGCGCACCGACGGCACCCCGCAGGACACGGCCGCCTACCGCGCCTACGCCAACGCGGCCAGCTGACTCGGACCTCCGGCCCACTCACAGGAAGGGACGCCCTCATGGCGACCAGCCCGAAGAAGGAGACCCCGGACAGCGGGGTCACGCAGAACAAGCCCACGGCGGCCGCGGCGCAGCACGGCGACCACGACCGGATCGTCATGGCCTCCCGCCGTGCGGACGGCTCCATGGACCAGGTCAACCCGGAGTTCATCGGGGACAAGGAGACCGCGATCGCCGCGGCCAAGGAGCAGCTCGCTGTGCAGGCGGTGTCGGCCGTCGACGTCGCCGCGCGCGGCGTGGCCGCGGGCCCGGCCGACGACGGCACCGGGTCCTCGGAGCCGGACGCCGACATCAAGGCCCTCAAGGAGGAGCAGGAGAAGGCCAAGGAGGCGGCCGAGTCGCAGGCCGAGCGCGAGGTCGAGCAGCGGCACCAGGGGCTCGGCGCCTGATGGCCCGTATCCGCATGCTGACCAGCGTGGCGGGCGCCGGTTTCTCCTGGCGGGTCGGGGAGGAGATCGACCTCCCCGGCCCGGAGGCGGTGAAGTGGGCGGACGGGGTGCGCGCCGAGCTGGTGCGCGCCGCGCCCGTCGAGACGCCCGAGCAGCCGCCCGCCGCAGAGACCGCCGCCCGCCGTCCCGCCCGCCGCAGGGCCGCACCGCGCGGCACAGAGTAGGAGGCGGGCATGGCGCTGGTGACGCTGGAAGAGGCCAAGCGGCAGCTCGACATCACCGGCACGTCTGAGGACGTCGAGCTGCAGACGTACATCGACGCGCTGCCCGCGGTCATCGAGGGCATCGTGGGCGTCGTCGAGCAGCGGGAGGTCACCGACATCGTCACCGGGGGCGGGACCACGCTGGCCGTGCTGCATCCGCCGCTGGTGTCCGTGTCCTCGCTGGCTGGCCGGGACGTCAGCTACCCGACCGACGGACTGACGGTGAACGGGCCCGCGGGCATCATCGGCCGCCTGGGCGGCGGTACCTTCCCGGTCGGCGACTACACGGTGACGTACACCGCCGGCCGTCCGGAGGTGCCGCCCACCATCAAGCTCGCGGCGCTCATCCTGCTGCAGCACCTGTGGCGCACGCAGCGTGCCACCCGGGGCGGACTGGCCGGTGGCGGGGACGACTACAGCGTGACCGAGCCGATCCCCGGGTTCGGGTACGCAGTGCCGCACCGAGTGATGCAGCTGCTCGATTCGTTTCGCCTGCCGCCGGGGGTGGCGTGATGGGGTCCAGAGTGCCCGAGATTCTCGACGCCCTGGTGGCGCTCGGCAGAGCGGACGCCCTGCTGGACGGCGTGCGGGTGTCGGACGGGCCGGAGGTCACCGACACCAGCGCGAAGGACTGGCTGATCGTCGGGTTCGACGGTGATCCGTCCGGTGACTTCCAGGCCGCGCAGACCGTCGGCGGCTGGGCCGGGCTCGGCACCGGCCGCGAGGAGCAGTTCCAGGTGATGGTCGCTGCGATCGCGCAGCGCGGTGACACCGACGTGCGGGCCGCCCGGCAGCGGGCCTACGAGATCGGCGGCCGCGTCGAGGCGTGGCTGCGCACCGATCCCAGCCTCGGTCTGGCGTCCCTGGAGGCCGCGATCGAGGGCACGCACCTGGCGCAGCCCCAGACGGCCAGCGGCGCCCAGGTGGTGCTGCTGCTGACAGTCGGCGGACGAGCCTTCACCTAGAGAGGAGACGCGGTGCGCACATCCATCCCGTTCGCGGCCGTGGCCGCGTTCATCGAGCAGCTCGGCGCCGAGCTCAACGAGACAGCCGCCGTGACGATCGGCCCGAACTGCGTAACCGTCACCGAATACCGGCGCGACGAGGACGGGCGACGCTTCGCGGTGGGCGACCACCCGGCGACGACAACCACGGAGATTCGGATCGAGAGGAGCACGTCGTGAGCGTGCGGATGCGGCACGACGGCATCGAGCAGGAGATCGAGGTCGCGGAGATCTCGGTCAGGCAGTACCAGCGGTCGGGCTGGCAGGTCGTGAAGGGCCGCCAACCCGGCATGACCAAGCCGACCGTGGCGAAGGCCCGTCGAGCTGAGCGAGAGGCAGAGAGCTGATGAGCACTCCGATCCAGGCGTCGATCCGGTACTACCGGCGCGGCGTGACGCGCGTGCTGTGGGTGCCCGCGATCGCCAACAAGTCCGCCCCGACCCGGGTGGAGCTGGACGCGGGCACCGCGCTGGAGGGCGAGACCGGCGCGATGTCGGGCTGGCAGACCACCTCGGGCACCGTCCCGACCCCGGCTCTGGGGAGCCGGTTCACGCCGGTGGTCGGCGGTGAGATCACCGCCGCCGACTCCTCGCTGACGTTCTGGGCGAGCAAGGACGCCGACGACGTGCGCACGCTCCTCGTGCGCGAGGCCACAGGGTTCATCGTGTGGATGGACGAGGGCGACGTCGACGGGCAGACGATGGACGTCTACCCCGTCACTGTCACCTCCCAGGCCAAGGTCCGCGAGCTCGACACGGCGGCGCAGATCATGGCGCAGTTCGCCATCACCAGCGAACCGGCGGAGAACGTCGAGATTCCGGCCACGGTCTGAGCATGGCCAGCAGCGTACAAATCATGGGCACCGGCCAGCTCGTGACGCTGTCCCGCCGCCTGCGTGCGGCGGGCGGCCCGCGGCTGCGGCAGAACTTCTCTCGCCGTATCCGGCGGGCCGCCGAGCCGCTGCACAAGGACTTGCAGAAGGCGGTGCAGACGCTGCCCCTGCAGTCCGAGGGGCGGAAGCGAAACCGGGACGGCCGTATGCCACACGGAGGTCCGTCGCCGACGTCGCGCCCCTTTCGGCAGATGCTCGCCGGCAGTGTGCGGATCAGCGTCCGCCAGGGCGCCAGCCCTGGCGCGCGAATCTGGATCGACCGCAGCCGGATCGAACCCAAGGCCAGGAACGTCCTGAACCAGATCAACGCCACCGGCCGGCTGCGGCACCCTGTGTTCGGCAACCGCAGGCGCTGGGCGAACCAGCGCTCTCAGGCCGGGTGGTGGACCCGCAGGGTGCAGGCCGGCACCCCGCGGATGCGGGCCGAAGTCGAACGGGTCCTGCGCGATGTGCGCCGCGACCTTGAGTGAGAAGAGAGACAGCCAGTGATCATTGCGTACAGGCAGGATGACGGCAGTGTCGAGCGGCTGTCCACCGACGACCTGTCGGCGCTGGAGGCCGCCGCCATCGAGGAGGCCATGGGGGATGTGCCGTGGCGGGGCATCGAGGACCGGCTGCGCGTGCAGGACCCCACCGCTCTGCGGGCGGTGCTGTGGGCGTTCCGCCGGCGCACCGAGCCCGGTCTGGAGTTCGCGACGTTCGACGTGCCGGGGTGGAGGAGGCGCCTGTCCGCGCGGATCGAGCGCGCTGAGATTGACGAGGTCCTCACCAACCTCATGACCGAGGCCATGGCGAAGAACGAGGACTCGGTGATCGACGCGGTCACGCCGCATCTGCGGAAGCTCGCCGACAACCGGGACGACGTCGACGCCGCCCTGGAGGCTCTGGGAAAAGGCCACTTGGTGAAGGGCTCCCGGGACTCCGCGGACTGATCCAGAGTTACGAGCCGTTGTTCTTCCACTACCTGCACATGCAGCCGTCGGAGTACGACCGCCTGGCCGTCGACCGGTTCTTTCGGCTGGTCGCGTGGCTGGATCGGCACGTCGCATCACTAAGGGGGTGAGCCGTGGCTGAGCGTCTCACGTTCACCTTGGCGGGCCGTGACGAGTTGTCCCGGGTCCTGGACGGAACGGCCGACAGTGCAGACCGGCTTCGGCTTCGCCTGGCCGGGATCACGGCGGACTCCGACGGCAACCTGCGCGACCTCGAAGGCCGATTCCTGTCCCTGGCCGACGCACAGCGCCGCGTCGACGACCAGTCGGCCACCGTCCGGCGCAGCATGGCCACACTGTCGGACGCGTCCAGCAAGCTGGGCGAGTCCCTCGAGGCCAACCTGATCAGCCTGCTGCCGGCGGCGATCCCGGCCGCGGCGGGCCTGGCGTCCTCGGCGGCTGTCCTTGCTGGGCAGCTGGGTGCGGTCGGTGTGGCGGCCGGCGCCTACGCGCTCGCACTCGGGCCGCAGGTCGCCGCGATCGGTGAAGCCCTGGAGGCGCAGGAGAAGTACGAGCAGGCCGTCGAGGAATCCGGGGCCACATCGCAGGAGGCCATCAAGGCGCAGGTGGCCTACCAGCGGCAGCTGGAGAAGATGCCTCCGGCGACGCGGGAAGCGGCGGTCGCCGTCGGCATCCTGAAGGACAACTACCAGGAGTGGTCCGACTCCCTGTCCGGCGACGTGATGGCCCCGTTCATCAAGGGCGTCGGCGTCGCCAACGCGCTGCTGCCAAAGACGTCGGGTCTGGTGCGCGGCGCCTCGGACCAGTTCGACCGGCTCATCACCCTCGTCGGCGGCGCGATCTCCACGCCCGGTTTCGACGCCCTGAACAAGCGGTTCACCACGTTTGCGAATGACACGATGCGTGGCGCGGTCGACAGCCTCACCGTGTTCCTGTCCAAGCTGCAGGCCGGCGAGTTCAGCGGCGGCGCCCTTCAGCAGTGGTGGGACTACGCGCAGCAGGCGGGCCCGTTGGTTGGGGACACGCTGGAGAACGTGGCGGAGGCGCTCCTCAATGTCCTCGAAGCAGGGTCCGGCGTCGGCGTCGGCATGCTCGAGGTCATCAACGCCCTGTCCGGCATCGTCAGCGCGGTTCCCCCCGAGGCGATCGCGACGTTCCTGCAGCTGGCCATCGCCATCAAGGCCGTCAAGCTCGCGGCGGCGGGCGGTGCCGCCGCGAGCGCGGCCATGGCTGCGCTCGGCGTGCAGATCGGCGCCATGCGCGCCGCGGCCGCCGGAGCGCCCAGCGCCCTCGCTGGAACCACGGCGGCGATCGGCACGCTGTCCCGCACCGCCAAACTGGCGATGGCCGGTACGGGGATCGGGCTGCTGCTCATCACCCTCGACCAGCTGTCGGCGTCGAGCCAGAAGCCGCAGCCGGACGTCGACCGGCTGTCGACATCCCTCGTCAACCTGGCCCGGTCGGGCAAGGTGTCCGGCGAAGCACTGCGCGCCTACGGCCAGGACCTGAGCGGGCTCGGGGACGCTTTCCAGAAGGCCATCGACCCGGAGGGCGTCGACGCCTTCCAGCAGTCCCTCACCAGCCTGATCGGCATGGACTCAACGCCGGTGAAGGCCGCGAAGGAGGACATCGACGCTCTCGACCAGGCTCTGGCCGGACTGGTGTCGAACGGGCAGGCCGACATGGCGGCGGCCGCCCTCGATAAGGTCGTGGCTTCGCTGGAGAAGCAGGGGTTCACCAGCGAGGAGGTGCGCGGGCAGCTCGACGCGTACAAGGCGGCGCTGGCGGGCCAGGCCCTCGAGCAGCAACTGGCAGCCGAGAGCATGGGCCTGTTCGGTGAGCAGGCCCAGCAGGTGCAGGGCAAGCTCGACGCGCAGAAGGCCAGCGCCGACGGGCTCGCTCAGTCCATCAACGCACTGTCGAACGCCGCGTTGGTCGCGCGCGGCGGGATCCGCGGCATGGAGGCTGCGATCGATGCGGCCGACGAGGCGTTCAAGAAGAACGGCGCCACGCTGGACGAGAACACCGAGAAGGGCCGCGCGAACAATACGGCACTGGATCAGCTGGCCTCGTCCACGCTGCAGGCCGCTGAGAGCGCCCGCGCGAACGGCGAGTCGTGGGAGACCGTCAACGGCATCTACGCGCGCGGTCGGCAGCAGCTCATCAAGAGCGCCGAACAGATGGGCCTCACCCGGTCCCAAGCCAAGGCTCTGGCGGACCAGATCCTAAAGACGCCGGACAAGACGGCGAAGCTCAAGGGCGACATGCAGGACCTGCAAGCCAAGATCGACCGGGCCAAGGCCCGGCTCAAGAGCGTGCCGGACTCCCGCAAGGCGCAGGTCCGGGCCGACATCAACCAGCTCGAGCGGCAACTCGCGGCGGCCCGCCGGCAGCTGGACGGCCTGGACGGGAAGACGGCCACCACCTACGTGGTGACGAACTACATCGTGCAGGGCGCCACGGGCGAGGCGAAGAACCGGAAGAAGCTGAGGCCGGGCAGCTACGCCCAAGGCGGCATGGTCGGCCGGTACGCCAGCGGAGGCAGCGTTCCCGGCTTTCCCGGGGGCGGTCTGCTGGTAGGGCCAGGCACGAGCATGTCGGACTCGATCCCGGTCCTGGCGTCGGCTGGCGAGTACATCGTCAAGGCCGCGTCCGTGGCCCGGTACGGGCTGAAGTTCATGGATGCCCTGAACGCCGGCAACCTGCCGGCGGGGCGGGCGGAACGCGCAGGCATGCCCGCCTACACACCGACCCCCACCACTGGGACGAGCAGCGGGCAACAGGTCACGTACAACGTCTACCCGCGCCAGTCGGTGATTTCGGTGGAGGACCTGCGGCTGATCCAGCGGCAGGAAGAAGCACGGCAACGCGTGGGGAGGCCAGGCTAGATGCCCCTGATCACAGCACCTGTCGTCACACCGGAGGAGCCGACCACCCCGCCGATCGAGGTGCCGGAGATCGGCTACGCGTCGATCACCTACATCGATCCGACCGGGACCCGGTGGCCGATGACGGACCTGGCGGCCGACTGGTACACGCTCGCCGAGGGCGTGTCCGGGCTGGGCGCGGCACCCTACGTGCTCACCTCGGACCCGCATCCGCGCGGCGGTGCAAGGCTGCGGCATGTCCAGCCGCAGCCGCGCACCATCGTGTGGCCGGTCCTGGTGAAGGGCGCCGATCACACCGCGTTCACCGCCACCTGGCGGGCCCTCGCGCTCGCGTTTACGCGAACGCTGCGGGAGGGGCCGGGCCTCCTGGAGGTGGCCCGGCCGGACGGCACCGCCCGCCGGATCGCCGTCTACTACAGCCAGGGCTGGGACGGACAGGGCCGCACCGCGACCGGAATCACCTGGGACTCGGCGGTGCTCACCCTGTGGTGCGAGGACCCCTACTGGGTGGACGTTCAGGTGCAGTCCGTGCACCGGGAGACCGGCACGCAGGTCGACTACCTGGACCCCTACCCGTCCGTGTCCTCCAGCCAGGTCCTGGGCGAGACCACCGTCACCAACCCCGGTGACGTCGACGTCTGGCCGACATGGACCATCACCGGGCCCGCCACGTCGATCACCTTCACCCGCGGTGACACTGGCGACGCCTTCACCCTTGACATGGAGGACACCGTGCACGGTGCGCTCCTCGCGGGGGAGACGGTGACCGTCTCGACGGATCCGCCCCGGGTCCGCTCCGACAGTGGAGAGGTCCTGACGCCGGGCCTGAACTGGCCCGAGGCCGTGCTGTGGAGCATCCCGCCGGGCCAGACGCCGGTCACCTTCCAGCTCAACGGGGCTGAGGCCGGCAGCGCGGTCGACCTCACCTACTACCCGAGGTACGAGACGGCATGAGCATCCAGCTGCTGGTCACCGACCGCGACCTCAACGTCCTCGGTGACCCCATCGAGGGCTGGACGAAACTCGCCTGCGACCGCAACCACAACGCGCCGGCGTCGGGCAGCGTTCAGGTGCCCGCATGGCCGGAGGTCATGGCACTCCTGCAGCCCGGCAACCGCATGGTCGTCGTGCGGGACGGCGGCATCTGGTGCGCGGGGCCGATGGAGGAGCCGCAGGACTACGTGTGGGACCTGGAGGCGAACGCCGAGCCGGGCACAGTCACCTGCCGGTTCTCCGACGACCTGGCGCGCGTCGCCGGCTACCTCACCTACCCCGACCCGACTGTGGATTTCGAGTCGCAGACCACGACGTCGGACGTGAAGTGGACCCGGAAGTCCGTCAATGCCGAGTTGATCATCCGGGCGCTGGTGGACGAAAACTGTGGGCCCGCCTCGTTGGCCGCGCGGCGCATCGAGCAGCTGGTGCTCGACGACGTCGCCGGCGTCGGCAGCACCCGCTCGCTCACCACCCGGTTCGAGCCGCTCCTTGACGCGTGCCGTACCGCCGCCGCCTGGAACAAGCTCGGCTTCCGCACCCGACAAGACGGCGACCAGATCAAGTTCGGCGTGTACGCACCCGTAGACCGGACCGACACGGCCCGCTTCTCTGTGGGTCTCGGCAACGTGCGCCGGGTGGCTTTCACCATGGGCGCCCCGACGGCCACGTCGGAGCTGGTGATGGGCGGCAACGACCCTTCACAGCAAGTCGCCAGCGGGGACCCGCCCAACGAGCGCGTCTACGTCGAGGTCACCAGCGGCACGGCCGCCGACTGGTACCGCGTCGAGAAACTCGTCGAGAAGAGCGGCACGGACGACGACTCGGACGGCGAGCTCACCCAGGCCGGGCAGCTGGGCCTGGGCAGCGACAACCCACAGGCGTCCCTGTCGACGGTGACCGTCGACACGGAGGACCTGCAGGCAGGCCGGGACTACGACCTGGGTGACCTGGTGTCGGTGGTGCTGCCCACGGGGCTGGAGATCGCCGACGTCGTGCAGACCATCCGGCTCGAGGCTGAGCCCGACACGGGTGAGGTCGTCACCTCTGTCATCGGCAACAGCGACAAAACGACATTGACGCGGACCGTGTGGACGGTGCGCGACCTGGCCTACCGGCTGGGACAGCTCGAAGCGAAAGGACGGTAGGCCGTGGCTGAGTCATCCTGGCCAAGCCCAGAACACAACGCGCGCGCGGTCACGGACGTCGAGCACGAGATCCTCGCCGAACGCTGGTCCGACAACGGGGTGTACGGCACCCCAACCGACACCGCCGTCGTCAGTGCGGGCACCGGACTGTCCGTCAACATCCGGCCGGGCGTCGAGGCCTCGGTACGCGGGCACGCCTGGCAGTCGGGCGAGAGCACCGTCACCGTCGCCCTGTCGGGGAACATCGCCCCGTGGACGCGCATCGACTGGGTGGTGCTGCGCTTGGACCGCTCCGACTGGACCGTGCGGGCCGCCATCAGATCCGGCACCCCCGGCAGCGGCGCCCCGTCACTGGTCCAGGACACGGGCGACACCGGCACCTACGAGATCCCCCTCGCCCGGGCGACGATCCAGTCCGGGGCGTCGTCGGTGACGGTGACCCGCGCCGAGCTGTATGTGGGGGCGCGGACCAGGCCGTGCACGTCGACCACCCGCAACCCCCATCCGGTCCCTGGTGAGACGTGCTTCGAGACGAACACCGGCCGGCTGATGGTGTGGACCGGCGCCAGCTGGAAAGCGGTCTACGACGAGTCCGGCGTCATCAACATCAACGCGCCCACGGTGGCCTGGGAGAACCAGGTCGACTGTGTGATCGAAGCCCGCAACGGGTCCGCGCATCTGCGGCTCGGATCGATGCGGCGGGCGGCTGGACCACTGGCAGCGGACATCGAATCCCGCCTGCCCGTGATCATCCCCAGCGAGTACCGGCACGCGACCCGGGACCAGTACGGGCTCGCCTACTGCACCGGCGTGGAGATCGCCCGGTACATCGTCTACTCCCGGGCGAGCAGCCGGGCCGGGCAGGTGTGGCTGGTGAACAAGCCACGCATCGAAACCAACGACGTCGTCCTGCCCGCGTCCGGGCTGAGCTGGGTGGTGGACTGATGGCACGCTCAACGTTCGGTGCGGGGATCGCCGACTACGTGGTCACGCCGAGCGATGGCCTGTGGGCTGTCGCTCCCGGTGCCGTGATCACGTTCTGGTCGGCGGCGGACGGAGGTACCGCGTACACGGATCTCCTCGACGAGAACTCGGCGCCGGTCACCCAGATCGTCGCCGACGACCTGGGGTTCATCCCCAGCTTTGCCGGGCCGGACGGGATCACCGGCATGTGGGCCGAGGCCGACGGCGGCACCCGCGCGTGGATCCAGGCACGCGGGGCGGGCGACGGTGAGGGCGGTCCGGCCGGCTCGGTCCAGGACTGGCTCAATGTCCAGGCGTATGGGGCGGTCGGCGACAACGTCACCGACGACACTGCGGCGATTCAGGCCGCGCTCGCCGCGTGCCCGATGGGCGGCATCGTCTACCTGCCCGCCGGCGCCTACCGCACCAGCGCACCGCTGACGATCCCGCCCGCCGTCACACTGATGGGCACGCACGCCAACCTCATGGCGGTGGTCGGGCTCGTCGACCCGCCGTGCTACATCAAGCCCCTCAAAAACTTCGAGGGCGACGCGGTGATCCTGTTCCTCGACGAGATCGACGGCGGCTACTCCACGATCTCCGCCGAGCACCGCATCCTGAACGTGATGATCGACGGGGAGGACCTCACCGACCCGGGCATCGACGGCATCCGGGCCGCGGGCAACATCCAGAACGTCGCGATGCAGGACGTGACCGTCCATCAGGTCACCGGTGCCGGCATCCACACCGAGTTCCAGGGCGGGTTCTTCCCGTACTCCTGGCGGCTGCACCGAGTGATGATCGACAACTGCGGCTGGCACGGATTCGCCATGGAGGTCATGACGGACGTCAGCCTCATCGACTGCCAGGCGATCGGTAACGGCGCGAACGGATTCGAGATCGCCAACGCCGCGAACTCGCAGATGATCGGCTGCCGCGCCGAGTGGAACGACAACAACGGCATCCACCTCACCGGAGACTGGGCCACCGGCACCGGCTCCGGCGGCATGCTCATCGGCGACTGCTCGACGGACCGCAACGGGTACAACGGCGTCCTCGTCGACGCGACCGGCAATCCGCCGATCCAGATCGAGAACCTTCACACGCGGAGGGACGGCCGCAATCTCGGCGCGGGCGGCGGCGACTACGCGGGGCTCGCCTGCGACGGCGCCGAGGTGCCTGTGCTGGTCGGCCTGGTCACCTGCTACCCCGGAGTCGACGACGACGGCACCCAGGCCAACAGCCCGCAGTACGGGGCCCGCTTCACCGACTGCACCTACGTGTCCGTGGCGTCCGGCTTCCTGCACGCCGACACTGCGGGCTGGTCCGACGGCGGCGGCAACACGGTCCTCCGCAGGGGCCTGAACATCGCCGAACGCACCGGCACCACCGCGGCCCCGGTCGACGCGTTCGCCCCACCCACCGATGTGGCCGGCAATCTCGACGTCGGCGGCTACCTGGCCGCCGCGTCGGGGCAGTCCGGCGGGCAGTGGAACATCTGGGACGGCCAGGCCAAGGCCCTCAACCTCGGCTCCGCCGGCGGAGGCATCGCGATCGCCGAAGGCGCCAACGCGCGCCTTGGTCAATCCACGCTCGCGGCCGGGACGGTCACCGTGGCGAACACCTCGGTGACCGCCACGACCCGCGTGGCCACCTTCCGGCAGACGGCCGGCGGCACCCTCGGGCACCTGTCCGTCACCAAGAACCCCGGCGTCGGGTTCACCATCACCTCGAGCAGCGGCACAGACACGTCGGCCGTGGCCTGGGTCCTGCTCGAACCCGCGTAACCCACCGCTCTCCGCACGCCCCGCGCCCGCCGGCCCGGGGCGTCTCTCATGCCTGGAGGTCTCATGGCCACACCGTTGACCGCTGCCCGGCTCATCGCCGCGCTGAAGGCGGAGGGCGTGCAGGTCGTCGAGGTCGGCGACTGGCGCGACCACAACCGCAACCACAAGGGCCCGTGGGGGCCGGTGCACGGCGTGATGATCCATCACACGGTCACCCGGGGCAGCGCCCGGACCGTGGAGCTGTGCCGCAGGGGCTACTCGGGCCTGCCGGGACCGCTGTGCCACGGCGTCATCACCAAGGACGGCCGCGTGCACCTGATCGGCTACGGCCGCGCCAACCACGCCGGGTCCGGCGACGGCGACGTCCTGCGCGCCGTCATCGCGGAGGAGGCGCTCCCGCCGGACAACGAGCAGAACACCGACGGGAACCGGCACTTCTACGGCTTCGAGTGCGAGAACCTCGGCGACGGCGAAGACCCCTGGCCGGCCGCGCAGCTGGAGGCCATCGAGAAGGTCGGGGCGGCCCTGGCCCGCGCGCACGGCTGGAACGAGCGGTCCGTGATCGGGCACCTCGAATGGCAGCCCGGAAAGGTCGACCCGCGCGGCTTCACCATGAACTCAATGCGCGCCCGGATCGCCGCCCGCCTCGACGACAACAACCCCCAGCAGCAGCAGGAGGACGACGTGGCCCTGACCGACGACGACATCCGCAAGCTCGCCACCCGCGACGGCATTTTCAAGGCGCCCCGGGACGCCGCCGACTACAACCCCGACCCCGACCACCCCGGTCACTGGTGGGCTTTCGGGACCCACGTCGTGGGCACCACCAGCAAGGTCCGCGCGATGGAGAAGCGGCTCGCCGCAATGGACCGCAAGCTCGACCAGCTCACCGACCTGCTGCAGCAGCTCGCCAACAAGGAGAAGTAACCCATGCGTATCTCCAGCATCGCCAAGGCCATCGTCGCCGGGGTGGCCGCCGGTTCCGCCGCCGGCGTCACCGCCGTCCAGGACAACATCGTCACACCCGGCGAGGGTGTCACCATCGCGCTCGCCGTCCTCGCCGCGTGGGGCATCACCTGGGCCGTGCCCAACCGGCAGGCCGCCCAGGACTCCTGATGACGACCCCGGACCCGGGCGTCTTCATCAGCAGCGCCCAGATGTACCAGGAGGTCCGTGTCTTGGCTCAGACGGTCGGCCGCATCGAGTCCAAGGTGGACGGCTTCCTCGATGAGACGAAGGACATCCGCGGCGACCTCCAGGACCACGAGCTGAGGATCCGAGTCCTCGAGCGGGCCCGCTGGCCGCTGCCCACCATCGGTGTCCTCGCCGGTGTCGCCGGCGCCGCCACCGGTGCACTCGCCCTCTTCGCCCGCTGAACCCGACGCGCCCCCGCCCTTCCCCGTCATGGGGAGGGCGGGGGCGCTTCGTCATGCCCGGGGTCAACCGGCGATGTCCGGATCACGAACGTTCCCTTCGCAGGCAGCGCCCGCACAAGGCCGCGCCGCACCAGCTCACGCCGTACCCGCCGCGACGTGCTCACGCTCACCCCGTGCAGGTCCGCGAGTTCCTGCTCGCCTGGCAGTCGGGCGCCGAGCGGCAGTCGACCGGACGCAATGTCTGCGGCGACCAGGTCGGCGATCCGCACGTACTCGTAGAGCACCTCGAAGCTGTCGTCGTCGCTCATGAGCGCAGGATCGCGCGCTCCTCCGCACGCCGCCTCTTGGCAGCGCGGCGCACCGCGGAGGTACGTAGTGGTACGAAGAGGGGTGCGGAGGGGCGTAGCTCCGGTACCGTCGACACGAGAGACCCCCGCGCCGTGCTACCGGCCGGGGGCGTGGACGACGCTGTGAGGAGCATCGCCATGGAGGAGAGTACGCAATCCACCGTCTCGCGCACAGACTCCAGTGCGCTGCTCATGCTGCCGCTGCCGCAGGTCATCGGCCTGACCGAGACGCAGCGACGCGGCGCCGAGTGCGTGTGGTGCGAGACCCCGCTGACTGCCGAGACCGCGCGCGACCTCGGCGAACGGCCGACATCGGACGGCACCCGCATCTGGCCCCGCGGCTGCACCCCCTGCGTCTGCACGGAATCACGCCGTGTCTTCAGCCTCCACTCCCGCAGCTGCCAGCGCTGCCTCCGGTCCGAGCAGGGCTGCCCGGACCGGCGCGCACTGCGCGCACTGGCCCTCGAAGACCGACGGGAGACCGGACAGTGAGCGAGCCACTGATGAGGATGGAGCCCGCGCCGCTCCTGGGCATGCCGCTCACCGACCCGGACCCCGCACCCGGCTGCACGCAGTGCCGGCGCTGGGCCCGCCAGAGGCAGGCCGCCCGCGCCGGAGGCGACTGGACCCAGGTCTCCGACTGCAACGTGCGCATCCGCCGCTGCACCCACTGACCCCCGCTCCCGGCCCGCAGCACGCCGGCCGGACCGGCAGCGGGACCGGGCGGCCCGACCCCGACCCCCGACGGGGACGGGCCGCTCACCCCACCAGGTCGCGCAGGGGCACGTCGATCGCAGCAGCGAGCCGGATCAGGGTGTCGAGGGTGGGCGACTGCTGGCCCGCTCGATCCGCACGACGGAGGGGCGGTCGGTCTCAGCGACCAGGGCGACGGTCTCCTGGCTGACGACTCTCTGCACGAGGTCCCCCGCTCAGATAGCGGGACCGCGCGCCGGCAGGCCGCCCCGGTCCTACGATGGACCGGGGCGGTCCCTGTTCCCGGGGGCGCCTCTCGGCCGAACGGGTCAGAAGATTGGCCAAGCGCCTTGCATTAATACGGTGCAGCGCGACCAGGGAAAACCGCAGGTTAGTACAGCGCTCAGGCCCGCACACCTTCTAAGCGCTTGGCCGCAGGTTCGAGTCCTGCCGGGGGCGCAAACACAGCCTCACCAGCGGTAACGCCGGTGAGGCTTCTTCGTGTCCACTTCGCACAGCGCATATAGACCAAGCGCCTCAACCCGGTTACCGTGCCGATCATGAGCGACCGCACCGCCTACGACATCGGCCCCCTCGCCGCCTCCTGGGCCCGCTCCCTGCGCGCCCGCAACCTCTCCGCCAACACCCAACGGATCTACGCCCGTGCCGCGAACGACTTCCGCGCCTTCCTCCTCGCCTACGAACCCGAGGACACCGACGCCCGCCCCGCCCCGACCGAACTGGAAGGGAAGAACGGAATCCACCGCGAGCACCTGGAGGTCCACATCACCCGCCTCCGGGAACGCACCAGTCCGGGCAACGCGCACCAGCACTTCCGGTCACTGAAGACGTTCTTCAACTGGCTGGTGGACGAGGAGGAGATGGACCGCTCCCCCATGCGCACGATGAAGGCGCCCGAGCTGCCCGAGGTGGAGGTGCCGGTCATCCCCGAGGACGCCCTGAAGAAGCTCCTCGGCGCCTGCAAGGGGACGGGGTATCAGGAGCGCCGGGACACAGCCATCATCATGATGTTCCTCGACACCGGGGCCCGCCTGTCCGAGCTGACGGAGCGCACCCAGGAGAAGCTGGACCTGGACCTGATGGTGCTGCACGTCCTCGGCAAGGGCGGCCGGGAGCGGCCTGCGCCGTTCGGCCGAGCGACGGCGCTGGCGATGGACCGCTACCTGCGGGCCGCGGGCAAGTACCTCGGCCGCCAGCTGGAGCCCAGCGATCCACTGTGGTTCAGCGTGAAGCGCCGCGCGGGGATGACCGTGTGGGGGGTTGGCACAATGATCGAGCGACGCTGTCAGCAGGCTGGCATCCCGCACATCCACCCGCACCAGTTCCGGCACACCTTCGCGCACCTGTGGAAGGTGAACGGAGGGAACGAGGATGCACTGATGCGGATCATGGGGTGGCGGTCCCGGCAGATGCTGTCACGGTACGGCGCTTCCGCCGGCGAGGAGCGGGCGCGACAGCAGCACCGGGACCTCAGCCCAGGTGACCGCCTCAAGTGATGTGCTGGGGTGCGGGGGCTAGTCCCCTGCATCCTCGTCTTCTTCCGCCCCCTGGCGCCGCCTCCAGCGCGTGTCCACGCCCTCCTGGAGGAGCTCGGTAAGACTGGCCACGATCTTCTCGGGCGGTTGACTGAAGTCGATCGCCAGCAAGAACTCCTTGCGGCTGTCCCTTAGTGCGGCTGGCGCTCTCCCTCCGAGATCAGCCGCGTACACAGTGACCTGCGGTGCCTCCACGTGACCCCCACTTCTACGCACGCACGAGGGCAGGCAGCACCGTTCGCACGCACGTTCGACCTGCACGAGGTTCGATCACTGTACGCGCAACCTGTGTAATCAGGGAGTCACCCGATTGGCTGAAGTTAAACGTGCGACGAATGAAAGAGCGCAGGTCGGGGGCTCTTACTGGGAGTCACGCTATGGCCCGGAATCGCCCAGGGCTCGCCTCGCCTGGTCCAACTCCTCGGCGGTAGCCCCGACTTCGTGCGCGACCCGGACCACGGCGTCGTCGTCGCCGGGCTCCGTATTGAACGGGTCGGTCACCTCGATACCGATGTACTGACGGATGGCGGCCCGGCGAACCCGGGTGAGGTCCTCGCCGATACCGGCGGCGATGGCGCGCAGCACTTCCGGGGTGACCTTGATCTGGTGCCCCTTGGCCACGCTCTCGGCGGTGGACTTGCTGATGCGGCGCCCCGTGACGGGGTCGACGGCTTGCTCCTCGAAGGCGCGGAAGGTGAGGCGACGTCCCCGGCCGACGTGCTCCTGCACTAGGCGTGTGAGCGCGTCATCATGATCCGCCATCCGGCCTCTCCCTCACCATGCGTCCACGCGCTCCCTGCAATTGCAGGGAAACGTCCCAGGCTGAGGGGCATTAGGCAACCCTCATCGTGTGGACACCCATTGTCCACGGTCATGGACAGGTGCGACCACCGGGGCCTGCCTCTTTGGCGAACTCCTTACGTAATCCGTGGACACTGCACGTCCAGAAAACTGGACAAGCGCTGTGCTAAGTGCCATGCTTCTCCTGTCCAGAAAAGTGGACACGAACGGAGAACCGTGGACGACCGCTACCGACTGCATGCCGGTGACCTGCTGCGGAAGCTGCTCGACAGCCACCGCGACGACGAACCGGCGAGCGTCCGCGAACTCGCCGCCGCCATAGGGCTCAGCAAGAGCAAGGTCCAGGCCCTCGTGGACGAAGACCGGCCAACGGTCACCGGCGACGAGGCGCGGAGGGTGGCGCACGCCTACCACCTCCCCCCACGCGCTCTCTTCCATCCTGTGTCCATGTCCATGGACATGGACAACGACCACCTCACAGGCAAGGAGACACACAGTGCCGACGGAACTGAGCCCCGAGGAGCGCTCCCTGCGCGCCAGGCTCGCCGCGCACACCAGCTGGGCGAACACGCTCGACCCGAAGAGCCGCACGGCCAGGGCGCGAGCCGCGGCGAACGGCCGCTTTGAGAAGCAGGCCCGCGAGAAGCACCCGGACGCGACGGACGAGCAGATCGCCCGCGTAGCCGAGCACCTGCGGAAGGCCCACTACTCGGCGATGGCGCTGAAGTCCGCCGCCGCCCGCCGCGCCAAGGCCCGCAAGCCGGCCATCGCCTGACCCTCCCCCACACGCCGAAGGGCCGCCGGATGCGACCCGACGACCCCCGACTCGGCGCCCCAACAACCACGAAGAGAGGTCACCGTGACCACGATCATTCCAGACCAACCACTGCCGCGCCGCACCGAGTCGGGCATGCGCACCCGCGCGGTCAACGCCGCCGCCGGCGTGCTCTGCGCCGCCATGCAGCAGGGACGGCAGACCCCGACCGGCCTCGCCCTCGCGCTCGACTCCGCCCGCCTGCTGCAGCCCCCGGAGACCGCCGCCGAGTTGGAGAAGCTGCGGGCCCGCGTCGAGGAGCTGGTGGCCCAGCGCGACGACCTCCTGGTGGAGTCGGCGACGGCCCCGGACACCGACGACCTCCGGCAGGGGCTGCGCGACCAGGTCGCCGAGCTGGAGGCTCGGCTTGCCGAGTACGAGCAGCCGGCCGACGAGGACCCCATCGCCTACACGCTCACCGAGCAGGCCGCGGACACGTATCCGCCGGCGCTGCCGTGGGCCCGGCTCATGGACGCCGACGACCTGGAGGGCTTCCTCGAGGACCTGGTCGACGCCGCGTCCGGCGACGAGGACCTGTCGACGCTGGACAAGGTGGAGTCGACGATCGCCCGGTGGCGGGTCATCGGTGAGGCGCAGCACGCGCACAACACCGCGCCCGGCCCGGACGCCGAGTCGGGTACCCGATGAGCCGCCGCGCCCCCGCCACCCTGCCCAACGCCCTCTCCTGGGCCGCGCAGGCAGCCTGCAAGGGTCAGGACCTGGCCCTGTTCTTCTCCGACGCCGAGCAGAAGGTGCAGCAGGCCAAGCAGATCTGCGTCGCCTGCCCCGTCCGTACCGCCTGCCTCGACGAGGCCATGCGCACCGAGGCCGGTGCCGCCCGCGACGGCGTCTACGGCGGACTCACTGCCACCGAGCGCGCCCAGCTCGCCGACGAATCACCGCGCACTGGCCGACGGCGCGCGCCATGCGGCACCCCGGCCGCCTACCGCCGGCACGTGAAGTGCAAGGAGCCAATCGACGACGCGTGCCGCGCCGCCAAACGCGAAAACGACCGCCGATACCGCTGCACCGGAAGCACGGTGCAGCGATGAACGCCGCCACGTCCGCCGAGTGGCTGACCGCCGCCGCCATCGGCCTCGGCGCGCTCCCCCTCTTCGCCGCCGCCGTCTACGCCGCACACCTTGACCTCCACCTGCCGCACATGCCGTGGGACAAGGCCAAGGCCGCCACCATCCGAGCCTCAGCGCGTACCCGGCTCCATCTGGCCCGCCTGCTGATGCTCGCCGCCTGGCACCTCGAGTTCACGGAGGCCACCCGATGAGCGTCTGCACCTCGTCCCGCGAGGCCCGCCTCGCGCAGCTGCTCGACACGATCCGCACCTGGGGCGGCCGGTGGACGTCCGGCCGCGTGCAGGACCTGCGCCGCCTGACCGGTCAGGCCCCGTGCCGCACCACCGCCCGCCGGGACCTGCTCGCCCTGGCTACCCGCGGCCACCTCGACCAGCGCGGCCCGGACAACGACCGCTACTTCACCCTCCACACCAGGAAGGACCGCGCCTGATGTTCGGACTCACCACCACCCGCCGCCTCGAGCAGGAACTCCTCGCCGCCCACGCCGAAAACACCCGACTGCGCGACGAGCGGGACACCGCCCTCGAGGAACGCGACGCGTTCAAGACGGCCGCCCAGACCGCCGCCCGCATCGCCGGCCAGAGCGAGGTCTACGCCGAGGGCGGCCGCCCCGGCAAGCAGACGCCGCTCACCGTCGACCTGGCCCGCTCCCGCGAGCAGGCCCGCGCCCTCGACAAGCGGCTCGCCGAGCTCGAGGTCATCAACCAGCGCTGCACCTGCGGCGGGCCCGGCGGTGCGACGTGAACGTCGACCGCGGCAGCGACCGGCTCGTCACCGCCGCCCGCGACAACACCCGCGAGCAGCGCGTCGCCGCGTCCCGGCTGGTCCTCAAGAAGGCCCGCAACCGCGACGACCTCCGCCTCCTCCTCGAAGCCCTCGGCCTCAACGAGAAGCCGCCGCCCGGCGAATGACCGGCCGGGCCCGCCCCGACTCCGGCGGGCCCGGCCCCCGCACCACCCAGCACACCGACCAGGAAGGCCCGACCGTGGCGAAGACCAGCGGCTCCGACGACGTCGGCGAGATGCTCGCCGAGCGCATCGCCGCCCTCATCGTCGACACCGCCAACAACGCCCCCCGCAGCCTGCAGAAGCGGCTCGGGCCCTCCGAGGTCGGCGACCCCTGCGAACGCCGCCTGTCCTACAAAGAGCTGGACTGGCCGCGCGCGGCCGCCAACAGTGACCCGGCCGCCTCCATCATCGGCACCGGCTTCCACACCTGGATGGAGGAAGCGTTCACCCGGCGGCAGACGCTGCTGCCCGACGGCCGGCCCCGCTACAAGATCGAAGAACGGGTCATCGTCCAGCCGTCCCCCATCGAGGCCGCCACCGTCGCCGGATCCACCGACCTGTACGACCGGCTCACCCGCACCGTGTGGGACTGGAAGCTCGTCGGTCACACCACCCTCGACAACTACCGCCGCAAAGGGCCCGGCCCCCAGTACCGCACCCAAGCCCACCTCTACGGGCTCGGGCAGGAGAACGCCGGCGAGACCCCGGAGCGCGTCGCGATCTGCTTCGTCGGCCGCTACCACGAACTCCGCGTGCACGTCTGGACCGAGCCGTATGACCGGCAGGTCGCCCTCGACGGGCTCGCCCGCCTGGCCCGCATCCGCGCCCACCTCACCGCCCCGGAGGCCGCGGCCTCCGGCTACGACCACACCTGGTGGTCCCAGATCCCCACGAGCGAGCTGGCCAAGTGCCGGTTCTGCGAGTGGTTCAAGCCCGGCAGCACCGACCTCACCGTCGGCTGCCCGGGCGTCCAGCAGCAGGCCGCACCCGCGCGGCACGGCTTCGAATCCCTCATCGCATAAGGAGACGCATCCGCATGGACGCGAACAGCTTCCTCATGGGCGGCAGCGGCGCCCCCACCGCCAAGTTCCCCACCCCCGGCACCACCATCGGCGGCCGCATCACCGAGCCCCCGAAGGTCGAACAGCAGCGCGACATCCAGTCCGGCGAAGCCAAGTTTTGGTCCGACGGCAACCCGATGATGCAGCTCGTCGTCACCGTCCAGACCGACCAGCGCGACCCCGCCATCGAGGACGACGACGGCCGCCGCCGCATCTTCGTCAAGGGCCAGATGAAGAACGCCGTCGCCGACGCCGTCCGCCAGGCCGGCGCCAAGGGCCTCGAAGTCGGCGGCACCCTCCACGTCCGCTACACCCACGACGGCGAGCAGACCAAGCGCGGCTTCTCCGCACCCAAGCAGTACGCCGCCAAGTACACCCCGGCCGCCGCCTCCGAACTCGCCGCCACCCCGGCCGCAGCGCCGACCCCGCCCCCCGGCCCCGCCGGCACCAGCGACCCGTGGAACACCGCCGCCGCCCCGGCCGGAGTGAACACCGTCACCGGCGAGATCAGCAGCGACGAGCCCCCCTTCTAGCCCGACCACCCAGCGCCGCCCGCCGCCGCGAGCCCAACGCCGCGGCGGCGGGCGGACCAACCACAGCAGAGAGAAGCCACAGCATGAGCACCGACCACACCAGCCGCGTCGCCACCGGCACCACCGAATGGGCCGCCGGCCTGCTCGTCGACGGGCTGGAGCCCTCCACTGAGCACGCCATCACCATCGACGCTGGTCGGCCGATCGCCCGCATCCACTTCGCATTCGAGCCCGGCATGCCCGACGAAATGCGTACCAACCTCGTCGAAGGCATCGGCGAAGCCATGAACCGTGAGCTGCAGCCCGAGCCCACGGCCATCCCCTCCGAGGTGGCCGCGCACGTCCTCTTCTCCCAGGGCCACGGCGGCTACCCCGCCGGATCCTTCACCACCCAGCTCCTCAAGACCTGGGGCTACGCCGACGACGAAAACGCCGCCCGCCTCGCCGCGGGCTGGCCCGCCTACGCCGCCGCCTTCGACCTCATGCGGCAGCCCAACGGCATCGCCCGCCTCACCGCCATCGCCAACGGCACCGCCTGACCCTGCCCCACTCCCGCCCGCCGCGCCTTCCCCGCCAACTGCGCGGCGGGCGGGCCCCGACCACCCGAGGAGCGCACCACCTTGAGCAGCACGCCACCGCCGGACACGCTCACCGCCGCGCTCGCCTGGCACACCGCCGGCGCGAGCGTCGTCCGCGTGGCCACCGACGGAACCAAGCGGCCCGCCGGGAACTGGAAGGACGCACAGGCCGTCCGCGCCACCCCCGAGCAGCTCCACGCCTGGTTCTCCGGCGGCCACCCCGGCGTCGGCCTGGTCCTCGGTGAAGTCTCCGACGGCCTGGAGATGCTGGAGTTCGAGGGCCGCGCCGTCGCCGAGGGGGTCGCCACAGAGTTCGGGGAGATCTGCCAGGCCTCCGGCCTCGGCGACCTGTGGAACCGGCTGCGCACCGGCTACCTGGAGACCACCCCGTCCGGCGGCGGCCACCTCATCTACCGCGTCGACGGCGGGCCCGTCCTGCCGAACACCAAGCTCGCCAGCCGCCCCGAGCAGGAGCTCGCCGACAACCCGAAGGCGAAGCAGCAGGTCCTCATCGAGACCCGCGGCGAAGGCGGCTTCGTCGTCGTCGCCCCCTCCCACGGCCCCGTCCACCCCACCGGCCGGCCATGGGTGTGCAACGCGGGCGGCCCCGACACCGTCCCCGTCATCACCGCCGACGAACGCGACGCCCTCTTCGCCATCGCCCGCATGCTCGACCAGATGCCCGAGGTCCCCGAGCCCGCCGTCCCGGCCGCCGTCCGCGACCAGGCCACCGCGGGCCGCGGCAACACCCCGGCGTCCCTCGACGGCGGACTCTCCCCCCTCGACGACTTCGAGCAGCGCACCCTGTGGGCCGACATCCTCAAGCCCCACGGCTGGCAACTCCTCTTCACCTCCGGCCACACCTCCTACTGGCGGCGCCCCGGCAAGACGACCGGCGTGTCCGCCACCACCGGCCGCGACCCCCAGCGCGACCGCCTCTTCGTCTTCACCTCCAGCACCGAGTTCACGCCCGAGGTGCCGTACACCAAGCCCGGCGCCTACGCGCTCCTCGAGCACGGCGGCGACCACAGCGCCGCCGCCCGCGAGCTGCGCCGCCGCGGCTACGGCCAGCGCCCCGAACCCGTCCGCCACCTGGCCGCCGTCCCCGCTGCGGCCCCGGCCACCAGCGGCACCGCCGCCTTGGCCGTCGACGAGCCCGCCCCCGAGTCGGGACCCGAGACCTACACGCGCACCGACGACGGCAACGCCCTGCGCCTGGTCGACCGGCACGCCCACGAGATCCGCTACTGCCCGCAGCGCGGATGGCTCACCTGGGACGGCCACCGCTGGGCCTGGGACGAACGCGGCCACGTCGCCGAACTCGCCCGCGACATCGCCCGCTCCCTCCCCGAAGGCGAAGGCGACCTGCAGCACAAAGCCCGCTCCCTGTCCGCCCGCGGCCTGGAGTCCATGGTCAAGGTCGCCCGCACCGACCCCCGCGTCGTCGCCCCCCTCGCCACCCTCGACGCCAAGCCGTGGCAGCTCAACACTCCCGCCGGAGTTGTCGACCTGCGCACCGGACAGATAAGCGCCCCCGACCCCGAGCAGCTGCACACCCGCTCCACCTCAGTGGCCCCCGACCCCGAGCAGCCCGCGCCCCGCTTCCACGCCTTCCTCGCCGACACCTTCGCCAGCGACCCCGACCTCATCACCTACGTCCAGCGCCTCCTCGGCCTGTCCCTCATCGGTGAAGTCCGCGAGCAGATCCTGCCCTTCGCGTTCGGCGAAGGCGCCAACGGCAAGTCCACGCTCGCCGACACCGTCATGCGGCTCGCCGGTATCGGAGAGACCGGCTACGCCATCAGCGCCCCCAGCGAGATGCTCCTCGCCTCCTCCGCGAACAGCCACCCCACCGAGATCGCACGCCTCGCCGGCGCCCGCCTCGTCGTCGCCTCCGAACTCGACGACGGGCAGCGCTTCGCCGAGGCCCGCATCAAGATGCTCACCGGCCGCGACATCATCACCGGCCGGTTCATGCGGCAGGACTTCTTCTCCTTCGCACCCACCCACACCCTCTGGCTCCTCGGCAACCACCGGCCCGCCGTTCGCACCGGCGGCCCCGCCTTCTGGCGGCGCCTGCGCCTGGTCCCCTTCCTCCACACCGTGCCCGAGCACCTTCGCGACACCGGCCTGGAGGAGTACCTCGTCGACCACGAAGGCCCCGCGATCCTCGCCTGGCTCCTCCAGGGAGCCGCCGACTACGCCCGCCACAGCCTGACCACCCCGGCCGCCGTCCAGCAGGCGACCGAGGAGTACCAGGGCGAGCAGGACACCATCGCCCGGTTCGTCGCCGACATGTGCGTCCTCGGCCTGCCCGGCACGGCCGGGATGCAGACCCCGTCCGGGGCCCTGCGCGGCGCCTACGAGACGTGGTGCCAGCAAGAGGGCGAGGAGCAGCCGGTGTCCGCGAAGAAGTTCGCCGCCGTCCTGCAGAAGCCCCCGTACAACGTGCGCGCCGACCGCAACAGCCGCTTCCGGTTCTTCGACGGGATCGCCCTCCGTACCGAGGGAGCCGGCCGATGATGCGTCACCCCTTCCAGCCGATGCGTCACACCCGTCACCCCCTTAATGATCTTCGCGGTACCGCGAACGTGATCACCAATGACGCATCAAGCCGCTCCGATGACACATCGGATGACGCATCGAACCACGCGTCACCGCAGGTCATGACGCTTATGACGCTTATGACGCTTCCTCCCCCGTTCCCCTCTATCGCGCATGCGCGCACGCGCACGGGCCGTCATACCGAACTACGCGTCACAAGCGTCATCCGTCACTCGAAGCGTCATCGGGAACCGCTGTGACCGCCCGCCTCCCGCCGCACCTGATCGCTGAGCGTGCGGCGCGGGCCGCCGAGACCGTCCGCCGCCAGCCGTGCCCCCGCTGCGGAGCCGACACGTTGGTGGCCCGCACCCCGGACCGGGTCGCCGCCGTCGACGTCCGCACCGACCCCGACCCGATCGACCCGGCCACCATCCCCGCCGACCGGAAACGGCTCGCCTGGTGCCTCACCGGCGGCCAGCACGCACCCCAGCGGATCCGCTGGCGCGACCGCTGGCACGCCCCCCACTGCACCCACCCCGTCCTCATCGACCACCACTGCCCACCCCAACCCGTACAGGAGACCCTGCTGTGAGCCGATCGAAAGCCAAGGGCACCGCCGCCGAAACCGCGGTCGTCCGCTTCCTCCAGGCCGCCGGCTTCGCCCAGGCCGAACGCCGCACCCTGAACGGGGTGAAGGACCGCGGTGACATCGCCGGCCTGCCCGGCGTCGTCATCGAGGTGAAGAACTGCGCCCGGCAGGAACTGCCCGCCTGGGTGGAGGAGGCCGAGCTCGAGCGCGACAACGACCGCGCCAGCCTCGGCGTGGTGTGGCACAAGCGGCGCGGTACGGCGGCCCCCGGCCGCTGGTTCGTGACGATGTCCGGCGACCAGTTCGCCGCGCTGCTGCGCGAGCAGCAGGGCCTGCCGTGCCCACAGTGCGGCGACACCGGTGCCTGCAACGGCGGCCCGTGCCCGCTCCTCGAGGGCGGTGCCGCGTGAGCGAGCAGCCGCCCCTCGTCACCGGCATCCCGGCCGGCCTCACCATCCGCGGCCTCGACCGCGACCAGACCCCGACCGCCGACTGGCTGTGCTCCTGCCGCCGCCACGAGCGCGCCACCGGCCGCACCGCCGTGCAGCAGCTCCTCGCCCGCGCCCGCGCCGGCGTCTGCCCGCACCGCGAGGAGCAGGCCGTCCTCGCCCCCGTCATACCCATCCGCCGCATCGACCGGGAGGCCTCGTGATCCCCGACGCCGTTCGCGCCGTCATCGCCTCCGTCATGCAGGAACACCCCGCCGCCAGCCCCGACCTGTTGTCCCGGCTCGTCGTCGCCGAACTCAAGCAGCTCGGCTGGCACATCACCGCCACACCCACCACCAGGAGCAGCCAGTGAGCATCCGCACCTTCACCCGCGCCCAGCTTGAAGCGCTCGGACTCCCCGACGAGACCGTGACCGCTGATCGCGCTGCCGAATACCCCGAACTCACGGTCGAGCTGCACCGGGAGTACATCGAGTCCCGCCGGTGGGAGTCGGTCCACGAGCTGGTGTTCCGCGCCCCCGACGACGGCAAGGCGTACCGCGTCACGTACCGCGAGTCGCTGACGGAGATGCAGGACTCGGACCCGTGGAACTACGAGGACACCGTCAAGGCCGTCGAGGTCGAGCAGCGGCCGGTCACCGTCATGCAGTGGCAGCCCGCCGACGAGCAGACGCAGGCCGCCGACGTGCAGCTCGTCGACCGGGCCGCTGTCCTCCGCGAGGGCGCCGCCGCGATCGAAGCCGCCTTCACCGGCCCCGGCCTCGACCGGTACACCCGCTACGGTGCCGACCTGCTGCGTCGCATGGCCGCCAAGGAGCAGTCGTGACGCCGCGCCGTCTCCTCCACGCCCTCGCCGCCCTCTACGCGATCGTCGCCCTGGCCCTGGCGCACTTCGCCGTCGTCTCCTGGCAGCACGGGGCATGGCCGCACGCCGCGTTCCTCGCCGGCGCGTCGATCCTCCTGACCACCGCGACCGTCCACCACTCCTACCAACGAGATGAACTCCGGGCCGTCCGCGTCGAGCTGGAACGTGCGTCCCGGCCGCCCGAGCCCGCCGTCGACGGCGTCATAGCCGTCGCCCTCGCCGGAGCCTGCTGCGAAATGTGGTGGACGTCCGCGGGCGCCGAGCACGAGGCCGGGTGCCGGCACGCGCAGGAGACGGCATGACCGGCCCGTCCTCGGCGCCCCGGGGCGAGCACGCGCCCCGGCCCGGCGTCACCTGGCAGACCGAGTTGGTCCGCGTCGAGCGCCTGGTCGACGACGACGCCCCCGACCCCACCCCGCCCAACCGCCAGACCCGCCGCGCCCTCAAGCGCGGCACGGAGGAAGCACACGTGAACTGCGAGATCTGCGGCGAGGACTCCGCCGGCCGGTACCTGTGCGCACGGCACACCGGCCAGCTCGCCAAGCGGCTGGACGAACTGCCCAAGGTGTACGCCGAGGTCGGCCAGTGCCTGGTGCCCCGCGGCCACGGCTGGGGCGAGATCGTGGCCACCCGTGGCGCGGCCGGCCCCCGGTCGCCGATCAACGAGGACGTCCTCGACACGGTGAACATGGCCCGGGCGGCCGAGGTGCTGCAGCTGTGGCGGGTGGACGTACAGCGGGAGCGGTGGCCGCAGCACACCCCGCCTCCGCCGGCGGACCTGGCCGCCAACTGCCGGTGGCTGGCGATGGAACTGGACTGGATCGTCGAGCACTATCCGGCGGCCGGGGACCTGGCGCGCGAGATACGGGAGCTGGAAACGGCCGCCCGCTCGATCGTCGGTGACCCGGCTCCGCGACCGCAGCGCATCGGGCAGTGCGTCGCCCTGGTCGGCGACGGCGTGGTGTGCGGCGCGGTCATCTCCCGGCTGCCTGGCCAGACCCGGTTGCCGTGCCGGTGGTGCGGTTATGTCTACGCCACCGAGCAGGACTGGCTGGCGCTGCTGCACTACCAACCGAGCAGGACAGCATGACCCGCTTGCCTAGGACACTGGGTCCTAGTACGCTGGTGTGCGTGCCAACCACCAATTGGCGCGAGCGCGTTGCTGCCGAAACCCAGCGACAGCGCGAGTTGCAGGCAGAGATCGCGGCCACTGCCCGACGGAGAGCGGCAGCGCTCGAAGAGGGCGTCCGAGAACTCGGCAGCAAGTCGGCTGTCGCCCGAGAGATCGGGATCGACGTCAGCGCAGTCAGAAGATCCATCCGCGAGTACGGACCGGGGACCCTACCCCCGCCCAACTCCCCGACCACAACCGAATAAGCCCGTACAGCGGGCATCCCCGGCAAGGCGACCCTACCGCCCGCCGGGGACACCACTTGATCACGAGAGAGCTGGAGCCTCCTCATGACCCAGCAGCACCTTAGCGCGCCCCTGCGCGCACAGATCACCCACGCCAACGGCCTGACCTTCACGATCGTGTCGGCCGACAGCTACACCGCCCGCATCGCCCGCGACGTCCGCCAACTCGCCATGGACGACGGCACCGTCTGGACCGTCGGCACCCGCGGCGCCGGCAACACCATCGCCTGGCAGCCCGCCGAGCAGACCCACGACGCCGGCAGCGACGACGCCTGCCCCCTCTGCGGCCGCTGGAACTGCAACCCCACCACCTGCCCGCCCAGCGCCGCCGACCGCGCGCACGCCGCCGAGGCGGTGGCCGGCCGATGAGCACCCGCACCCTCACCGACTGGGCTCAAGCCCACCCCCCGCCCGCGGCCCTCGCCGCCGTCGTCGCCCTGGCGGCCGCCGTCGCGCTCGTCGTGGCCGGCCGCCGGGCCGCCCGCGGTACCCCGGGCGCCGTCCTGGTGGCCGCGCTCGCCGCGCTCGCCTGCACCGCCTACAGCGCCGACACCTCGTGGCGGTTCGCCGAGCACAGCCTCGGCATGGTGTCGACCGAGGAGCGCGCGGCAATGTTCGCCGCCGCCGAGCTGGCCCTGTTCGCCTGCGCGCTGATGGCCCGGCAGAACCTCCGCACCCACGGTGCGCCCGGCACCCCGGGTGTCCTCGTCTGGGTCATCACCGGCGTGCAGGTCATCCCCGCCTACTCGGAGTCCGGCATCGTCGGCGGCACCGTCCGCGCCGTCGTCGGCCCGGTCCTGGCCGCCATGCTCTGGCACCTGGCGATGGGCATCGAGCTGCGGCACCGGCGCCCGGGCGCCAGCTCGGGCAGCCTGCCCGCCCTGCTCGCCCGTGAGGCCCGCGAGCGACTCCTGTCCCGCCTCGGGCTCGCCACCCGCGACCGGTCGGCCGAGCAGATCACCCGCGACCGGTGGACCGTGAAGGCCGTCGCCCTCGCGGCGAAACTCGCCGACATGGCCCCCCGCGCCCGCGGCCGGGCCCGGGTCGCCCGCCGCCTGTCCGTCGCCGTCGGCCGGGCCCAGGCCGGCGCCTCCGAGGAGCAACGGGCCCGGCTGATGGAGCTGCTGGCCGCCCGCCGGCACGCCGCCGCCCTGGCCACCATCGACCTGCCGTCCCCGTGGCAGGACACCCCCCAGGACGCCCAGGACGCGCCCGCGTCCCCGACCGTCCCGCCCTTTCCGACCCCCGTCCCGCCCGGCGCCCGCCTCCTGCCGATCATCGCCCGCCCGGCAGCGCCGGAGCCGACCGGTCAGGACGCCCAGGACGCCCCCCAGGACAGCGAGGACGCCGAGGACGCGCCCGCGCCCGAGCCGCCCCTGATGACGTCCGCCGACGTCGCCCAGCACTACGGCATCGAGCAGTCCACCGTCCGCTCCTGGGTGGCCGCAGGACGCATCCCCGTCCACGGCAAGGACGCCCGAGGACGCAACCTCTTCCACCCGCAGGACCTGCCCGCCTTCCAGGTCGGCGTGCCCGTTTGAAGAGACCGGCCAGCAGGCCCGCCGCGGGCCTGCTGCTGGTGCTCCACCTGGCCCCGGTGCCGCTCACCGCCGCGCACCACGGACCCCACCACTCATCTGGCCCCCTCAGACTTCCGAGGACTCGCATGATCACCATCGTTCGTACCCGCACCCTGCGCGCCCTGCGCGCCAGCATCACCGAGGCCGAGACCGCCGCCAAAGCCGCCCGCACCGACGACTCCGCGATCCGCACAGAGACCGCCCTCGAGGACCTGCACGCCCAGCACGCCGCCCTCACCGCGGCCGCCGCGCGGGACGCCGGCGAGCTGCAGACGCTGCGCGCCCAGCACCTCCTCGACACCGAGGACCGGGCCGTCCTGCGCACGCTGCTCCGCACCGCCCGCAAGACGGCCGCCGCCCAGCAGCACGTGTTCGTCCTGATGCAGCGCGGCGCCCTGCACAGCGTCCACGCCACCCGCGAGGACGCCGAGCAGGCCGCCGAGCGCGACGGCGCGCACCCCGACGGCTGGCTCACACAGGGAGTCCTCGACACCGACGCGCCCGCCTACGAGGTGGCGTGGCGCATCCAGCCGATGCCGATCGGCACGAGCCGCCAGTGACCGGCGGCGACGAGCTGCGCGCCCGCCACTACCTCCACCGCACCGGCGCCCGCCCCATCGGCCACCAGGAGCCACCCATGCCCGACCGACCCATCACGAACCGCCTCCCCGACTGGTGGCGGGCCAAGCCGGAACAGCTCCCCGAGCCCAGCACCGACACCAGCCCGGACTGGTGGGACGAGCTGTACAGCGGCGACGACGTCACCAGCACGGTGAAGGAGCCCGCCGCCACGGTGGCCGCGGAGCCGAGGGGCGAGGGGAGCGGCACCACGTGGTGGACAGCGCAGCCCGGCTACTACCCGCGACCCCACCCGCCCGCCTGGCTCACCGAGGCACCCGCCCGGATCCCTCTCAGCCCCAAGACCCGCGCTGCCCTCTACAACGCGTCCGCCGCCGGTACCGGATGGGCCCTCGGCCTGTACGACCCGTTCGCTGGCGCACTCGCCTCCTGCGGCACCGACTTCAGCATCAGCGGCGCACTCGTCCTCGGCACCGGCGGATGCCTCCTCATCGCCCACCTGTGGGACCGCCGCACCCGCCACTGGTGGCCCGGCCTCGCCTGGGCCGCCCGCATCCCCCTCGCCACCGCCGTCCTCGCGCTCGCCCTGTGGGCGCCCGCAGCCTGACCAGGAGACCCCTGTGCTTGACCACATCATCACCGCCGCCCCGGCCGTCAGCATCGAGGGCGGACGCATCCTCGGCTCCGTCGGCGCCGGCGGTATCGCCACCGCCCTCACCGTCGCCCTGATCGCCGGGATCCGCGAACCCAAGGGCGCCGCCGCCGGGCCGGGCGGCGCCGGCGGCGGCAAGAAGAGCAAGATCCGCAAGAAGCTCACGAGCGATCAGGCCCAGTGGACCGGCGTGGCCGCGGGCACCTTCTACATGGCCGCCGGATCCATCTGGACCGTTGGCGAGAACGTCTCCGACGCGTTCTCCACGGTGTTCACCGGCGGCGGCTTCGGCACCGCCGGCACCGGCGCCGTGTCCCTGCTGCTCGCCTCGATCATGTACTTCCGCGAGCTGACCCCGGGCAAGGCCGCGTTCACCGGCATCGTCTCGGCCGGAGTGTGGGCGCAGGCAGGCGGCATCTGGGGCCTGCCCCAGGCACTGATCCTGACAGGCGCGGGCGCGGTGGGCATCCTCTGATGAAGATCACCAAAGATGTGGGGACGGGGGAGTCCAGCACTCCCCTGCTGCCCCACCGCATCGCCGCCGAACTCCGGCCCATCCTCACCGTCACCGGCGCCGGGACGGCCCTGTGGCAAGGCTCCCTGATCCTCGTGCGCCGCGGCTGGACCCTGCTCGGCGCCCACCTCCATGGCTGGGAGCGCTTCGGCGCCCTCGGCTTCGCCGGATACGTCACCGTCTACACCGCCGGCCAGGCCCCACACATCGCCCAGTTCGCCGCACCCGTCGCGGCCGTCGCCTGGTGCGGCGCGGCCTGGTGGGTCGCCCCGCCCGTCCCCCGCCGCAAGCAGCCGGCCGAGCCCGTCGACGTCCAGGAGCCGGACGTCGCCCTCACTCTCGCCCTCGACACCCTGTCCGTGGTCGTCCGCAGGGTCGCCGGGGACCGTCAAGGGGCGCACCTCGCCGACCTCCTCACCGAGCCCGAGCTGAAGGGCTGGGAACAGCCCGACCTGAAGGCCGCGATCACCGCCTTCGGCGTCCCGGTGGAGGAGTTCAAGCTGCGCCTCGCCGGCCGCCAGCGAGTGAGGGACGGGGTGCGGCTGCGAGACCTCCCCCCGCCGGCCGCCCCGAGCACCGCCCCCGAC